CCCCGCGTTTACCTTTCCACGTGGCGTATGCTGAGTGGGCGGACGGTTGAGTGGGGAACACGCTTTACTTTAAATTAAAGTAAAGTAGCACTAAGTGGGACCCACTTTTTTTATTTCTTTAAAGACTTTCTTTTTAAGTCTTCTAGATGCGTATATTATACGTATAAATGATGGTCTGTATTCCCGACTGGTTATTTCTACTTTTCGTATTTAGTACGATTCTTCAGTCGGGAATTAATTTCTATGGTACCTTTCAGAGTGAGCGAATTTCCGCGAAGCTATCCAGCCTTGCTAGCCGTTTCGACGAGCTGTTTCTTGCGTTACAACAAGTGGTGTTTGCTCGGAATCGAGTCTCAAGTTCGCGAGCCGTTGACTCTAGAGGAAGGCGAGGACTTTCTTCAATTCCAGAAGGAAGTGAAGAAATTGCTGAAGCTTAAGGTTAGTTTTAAGCGTAAGTGTTGTTTGTACGAGGACATATACAAGAAGTATGGCGGTTCAGAGTCAAAAGAGAAAGTATACTCCTCCGGCCAGTTGGACGAGGAAGAGGAAGACGACCGGTGGGAGGACAGTTTGGAAGAAATACCAATGGAAGAGACCGGTGCGAAGTAACCGGGCTGTGAAGTTGAAGATGTATGACGACATGTTAGGTGCATCTGGAGTTGGATCTACCATCAGTAATGATGGGATGATCACTATGTTGAACAACTATGTTCAAGGAATTGGTGATAGCCAGAGGTCAAACAACTTGACCGTTACGAGGCATTTGAAGTTTGATATGTCTCTTATGGCTAGTGGTGCATTTTGGGCGAGTCCTAACTATATGACTCAATATCATTGGGTTATTGTGGATCGTGATGTTGGTTCTACGTTTCCGACTCAGTTGAGTACTATCTTTGATATTCCGACTGGTGGTCAGGCTATGCCTTCCACCTATCGGATTAGGAGGGATGCGAATGAACGATTTATCGTGAAGAAGAAGTGGCAGACTCATCTGATGTCTACTGGTACTGATTATGGAGGAAAGCAGACCTATAAGGCGCCTTCAATGCCTAATTATAAGAAGGCTATGAACATTAATATTCGGAATATCAATGTCAAGACATTGTGGAAGGACACTGGAGGTGGCAAATATGAAGATGTGAAGGAGAATGCTATTCTTTACGTAGTGGTTAATGATAATACTGATAATACAAATATGTATGCTACTTTGTTTGGTAATTGTAGGGCTTATTTCTATTGATTATTAGAAATGCCCAATGATGTTGAAGTTGAATAAAAAATTTATTATTAAATTTGTTTGTGTAAGATTGAAATGTAGATATGTAAATATCTAGTATAATTGCCTTGGAAAACAAAAAACGAAAAAATGATTGCCGGAAAACGAAAAAAAAACCCCTCAGAAATTAGACCCCCGGAAAATCAATATATTTATATTAATCTGCAGCCCATCCACGAAGTGGATGTTACATATTTCGAAGAAATATCTTAACTATACCAAACTTCATCACTTGCTAAGTAATATACATCGCAATTAGCGTAAAACCAATCTTTCATAGATTCACTCATACAAGGTATCCAGTCCATATCTGGATTAGTAATAGCAATACAAGGTCTTCCGCCTTGAATGACTAAGTTTGGTTTATGTTTTATCCAAACACTATAATCTTCGTTACATCCGATAATAGATTTAAACAACTCCTGTTGTATTTTTTGATAGCGGATATCGTCTATTATATGGTATGTAGTGTGGTCTATATCGTATAGAGACCAATCTAATACCATGCCAGACATATAGTGGTGTCGGCCTAGAGATCTTGCCCACTGGGTCTTTCCTGTTCTGGAGGGTCCGCATATGTAGAGACTTCTTGGTCGGACTGGTCTGTTGTCTGGCTCCTGGACAAATTAAGTACGTTAGTGTCTTCACTACATGCTAGATCGCCACTAAGTCGATCTAGGTGGAAGTATTCTTCAAGAGTCATTTGTCTGTCTTGAAGAATTGCTCCCCTGCAATTCTCACATATTTCGTAATGTAAACAATCTGAACTTACGAAATATATATTTTGTTCCGCCCACTCTTTGATTGTGTCAGGTAGCCTAGAGAACTCCGTCCATCTGGGTGTGTAAGGTTGCACAACTGGCCTGAAATGATTGTTGGCGAAGGATAGAATGGAAGGCCATCTGAGAACGAAATCTGTTGGGCAGGACTCTCGTATGTTACTGAAGAACTCCTCCTTGGTGTTGGATGAATCAAGAATTCGTCTCCATTCCACGTTGCTGTTGCCAATACTGTTTGGAGAGCGCCCTCCCAGTCGAAGCTCTCCAAATGTTCTAGGGCTCGTGTCCTCCTTGGTGATATACTCGAATGCTCGCTTTGGGGCGTTGAGTCCGTCGATTCTTGGGTGAATCGTTCGACCGTCTGGGAGTATGATGTTGAAAAACAGGTTCCCATTGACGTCGAGTTTCTTGTCACACTGGATAATACAGTGTGTGTGGAATCCTCCTTCAGGTTGTTCTTCAGTAGGCTGATGATGTTCTAGTGATACTGCAAGGGATAGAATCACATATGATTCTAATAAGGTCTTCAGTTTCTCGAATATATAATCTTTAAAATCCCCACCTATTTGGGAATATGTGAGAAAAGCATTTTTCTTTTGAAAACGTAAATAACCGGGTTGGTTAGGGGTAGGTCTGTTTCTGTTTGGAGCACGTGGCATGTTTGTTTTTGTTTCCCTCTTCCGTACAATGAATGAAAAGAAATTGTATATATGAGAGGAAGAGGAACTTAAGAGGAATGAGGAACTGAAGAGGGAGGTAGAGGGATAAATAGGTAAACGCGGATAAGATT